CGGAAGTACCGGCGCCACCGAGGGCGTCCACGTTCGTCTTGGTCGCGTACTGCTGGTACAGGTCCTGCAACACGATGGTGCCGATGCCGGTGCCACGCTCGAACGCCTGCCGCGAAAACACGTTCTGGCCCGCGTACGTGTTGACGTTGACCGTGAGGTCCGACACGCCGTAGGTGGTGTTCTGCACCGCGGAGCCCTGGTTAGCCTGAGCGGCGACGCCGGTCCCGGTGTTGCCACGCGGAATGGTCATCGTCATGCCGTCGGCCGGCAGCGGGAGCCGGTTGATAGCGTTGATGAACGGGCGGCCCGACACCAGCACCGGAGCGAACTCGGCGGTGAGGTACTGCGGAACCACGAGTCCACCGAACGCACCAGTGGTGGCGCGGAGCTCGAAGCTGTCCATCGCCTCACGCTGCGACCGGGCCAGCCGATCCTCAGCGTCACGCAGGTCGAGCCCACGCCGGAAGTGGACGTTGTAGGCGTCAGCAAGGAACGCGTCGGCACCGAACTGGTCAGCCCGGTAGGTGCGCTCCTCGGCGCGCACGACGGCGCCGCCCTTAGCGGTCGACTTCGGCACCACGATCGCCTCGGCCTTCGCGCGTGCCTCGTCGAGCGCCACCAGATCGCTGATGTCACTCTCGGCCTTGGCGATGCGCTCGTCGAGCGATCCCAGCGCGGCGCGTGCCTCGTTGAACGCGGCCTGCTCGTCGCTGGTCAGTTCGGTGCGCGCCTCGTCATCACACGCAGCCACGATGGCGTCGATCGACGCCTGAGAGGCTGCCCGCTCGTCGAGGAGCGCGGAGAGCTGCTTACGCAGGTTCTCGAGCATTGTTGCTCCTTCGGTTTGGGGGGTTTGTTGGGGTGCCTCGGGTGCGACAGGGTGCGATCCGGGTGGTGGCCCTGACGGGCTCCGGCGCGGACAGCGGCGCGGTCAGCGGCGCGAGGGGCGGCGTCAGCGAGACGCCATGAACGCCCGCACGAACTCGACGGTCATGCGGGGCGAGGTCGGCTCAGCCGGCGCGTCGTCGCGCAGCTTCGCCACCGTCGCAGGGTTCGCGGGGAACGCCACAACGGACACATCGAACAGACGCAACTCGTGGATGGTGCGCTGCGAGTAGTCGTCGGACCACGTCTGTCTGTCGCCGACCACCTGGAAAGCGTGCGACATCTCGTCGAGGTCGCCCCGCTCCATCGCCGACACCACCGACTGCACCAGCGGCGACCGGCCGTCGAGCACCGAACGCACGTACAGGCCGGCGTCGTCAGAGCGAAGCTCGAGCGTCTTGGAACGGGTGCGGGCCAGCGGGATTCCCTCGTGGTTCACCAGCAGGCGCACGTCCGACTCGCGTGCCGCCTTCGACGCCGCACCGGCGGCGATCGTCTCGGTGAACCCGCGCTCACCGCCCACCCGGTACGGCTCGTCGTAGACGAGGGCGTAGCCGAGCAGTTCGGGGTTCGCTTCGTCGCCGTCGAGACGGAGCTCGACGTGGCGTTTCCGCACCTCGGCCATCTTGTCGCCGCGGACCATCTCAGTGGGCGGCTCGCAGCGCGCGGTGACTTCACTCGGAAACATCGCTCATCTCCTGATCGTCCCCCTGCGACTCGTCATCTGACGCCAGCTCGGGCTCCGGCTCCGACTCCTCCGGCAGCGGTGGGCGGTCCAACTTCGCCCGACCCTCATCCACCGTCAGCAGGCCCGACGAAATCTCGGTCGCCATCACTTCCGACTGCGTCTTGGCGTCGGTGCGCAACAGCGCCTTCTCGTTGAACTTCACGAACTGCGGGCGGGGCAGCAGCGCGGTCAACGCCCGCTCAACCCGCACGAACCACGGCGCCAGCGTGTAAGTCAACAACTGGAGGTTGCGTTCCTCGACGTTGGCGTAGGTCAGCGACGTGCCATCAGCGCCGACGCCGAGGAGCTCCACCGGCACCCGGAAGAACCGGGCGATGGTCCGCACGTTGGCGTTGATCGTCTCGAGGAACTGCGACTCCTCCGGGGCGATCTGGATGGGCTGCACCGACATGCCGTTGCCGAGCACCGCCACCTCGCGCCGGCGCGAGTAGATGTCGTTCCACCGCTGCTTGATGCTCGCCGCCGCTTCCTCGGTCAACGCCTGGTCGGACGTGAGCACCGCGGACGGCATCGCCCCGTCGAGGAACCAGTCACGGCCGAACCCCTCAGCCGCTGCGCCCAACCCGACCGCGGCGGCCGCGTAGCGCAGCACCGACAGCCCCAGCCGCTGGCCGGGCAGCACATAGCCGGCGACATGCCACAGGTTGCCCACCGGCCACAACGCCTCGGGCACCCCGTTGACCCGCCACTCCTCACGCCCGTCGGGCGTCTGGCGGAACGACACCGCCTGCGGATCGAGAATCTCCACCCGCCGGGCGAACGTGCCAGACGAGTCCGTCACGTAGCCGAAGGCGTTGCCCGACAGCAGCAGCGACATCATCAACTTGGTGAGCCACGCCACCTGATCGTCGAGCACCGACGGCTCACGCAGCACCAGCGGCGCCGGATCGATCTGCGTGCGGATGCCGCCCGACTTGCGGTAGGCGTCCACCGGCGTGGTGGCAACGAGATCGGCGAGCAGCGTCGCGCACGCCCAGACCGTGTGATGCGCCATCGCGGTGTCGGTATCAACGGGGGCGACCTGCTGCGCGAACACCTGGCCGTCCGCGCGGCGGATGTATTGCGCTACCAGCGTGTTGGCGTCGGCGCGCTTCTCGCGGCGGAACAGGCCCATGCGGTCACTCCCGACTCAGGCCGACCGCCAGCACGGCGACACCAGCCACGATGACCCCGACCGCAGGCGACAACATGGCGGCACCCGCAGCGATCAATGCCAGGCCGACCAGCTCGAGCGCGCCAGCGATCACTGCGCGAAATACCAGGGCGTGATCGCCGCCGCCGCAGCGTCAGCACCCGACGGCGCCGAACCGTCATAGGTCACGACGATGTACGGGTTGACCGTGAACGATGCCGGAGTAATCGACGTGTCCGCGTTCACATAGCCAAAGCCGAACACCTCGAACACCGACGCATTCGACAGCGCAGGAAAGTCTAACGTCGCCTGCTTGTTCCACACAATCTCGGTGTGCGAACTGCCGTTCGCCGGGAACGTGTACGACGTGTTCGCCCCGATCGCCGTGGTACACCACGAGTCGAACACAGCCTCGCGCAATCCGACAGCAGACGAACGACCCGACCCGAGCGGGCCAGCGCAACGAATCAGAAGCCCCGACTGGACTCCCCACCCGAACGTCCACTGCTCGTCCTCGAGCCCCGAGCACTCCGTCAACACCAGCCCGACATTGATCGTGATGCTGAGGTCGTCGCCGGTGGAGTTGTCGAACAACTCATTCGACAGAACGATCGACGGGAACGCATGAGTCCTGGTCGCCATGACGGCGGCTCCTTCAGAAGATTTGAGGCGGCCCCGATGGCCGCTCCACCGTGCGCGCCACCCACGACGCCAACGTCACCGCCACCACCGGCGAGATGTCCACCGACGCCAACTGGCGCGACCACAACCACGCATCGCCCAACGGGCGACGCCGCACCCCATCCACCGCCGCCGACAGCAACGGCTGTCCGCGGTGGCGCAACTCGCGGTCCATCACCGCGTCGAAGAACCGGCCGCACGCCTTCGTGTAGTCAGTGCCCGACAACTCCACCACCGGCACCTCCGCGGCACGCAGGTCGGGCAGCAACGCCCCCGCAGCATGCGACGGAACCACCGCCACGCCGACCGGTGACCACTTGCGGCACATCGCCGCCACCCGATCCACCACCCAACCGGTGCCACCCTGCGACGCGGCGATCTCGACATGCTCGAGCCCGTCACGACGCAACCCCGCCACCGCCACACACGCCGACGCCCGATCTGGCGACACGTCGACGGCGAACGCCACCGGGTCGGCCGGCACCGAATGCTCGTCGGCCAGGCCGTTCCACAGGTCCATGTCGAACGGCCGGTCGTCGTGCTCGTCCGACACCCACTGGTTGAGGTAGGCGCGCCGGAACTCCGGCAACGCCGTCGACTCGAAGTCGGCGCGGATCGCCGCCTCGCTGATCGTGTGACCCAACGCCGGCATACACGAACGCCACGTCGCCGGATCGTCGGGCGGCAGGTCAGGGTCCGCCGACCACTCGAAGTAGGCGATGCCGTCGGTCATGCCGAGCTCGGCCCGCTCCCGGCCCGCCTCGACCTTGCCCCACAAGTACGGCGAGCGGCCCAACTTGCCGGCCGTCGAGACAATCCACATCTGCGGTTGCGGGCGGGTGATCTGCGCCGGCTTCAACGCCTGCTCCAACCGGGCATCCTCATGCGCGAACGCCTCGTCGAGCACCGCCAAGTCAAGCGTGCGGCCGTGACCCGCCTTCTCCGTCGGAGCGACGATGCCCCACGTCGAGCCGTTCACGAAACTGACCTGCTCCGAACCCGTCGACTTGCGGACAGTGCGGATCGACCGCGCCAACGCCGAACGCTCCAACGCCGGCACATGCTCATCGCGCCACTTGTCCAACGCGTCGTTGCGGGTCTGCGCGGTGAAGATCAAATGCTGCGCCTCGCCGAACCCGAGACAACGATGCGTCATCACCGCCAGCAGCAGCGTCGTCTTGCCCGACTGGCGGGGCACACCCAGCACCACCTGGCGGTACGCGAGCAGGCCGGTGTCAGGGTCCACCTCGAGCGCCACGTCGACCACGTGGCGCTGCCACGGCATCAGCGGAGTGCCAAGCTCCTCGGCGATCTGCGCAACACGACCGCCGTAGGTTTCGCGGTCAACGCGTCTCGGTGTCGTGTAGCGGGGTCGACAACTCAGCGAGGAGGCGCTCGATGCCATCGTCGCCGTCATCGGTCACCTCCGGCGCGAGCTCGGCCAGCACCTCCCGGTACTGCTTCGTGACGCCCGCAGTGGCGAGCCCGGCTCCGGCGTCGAGCGTCTGCGCCAACATGCGCGCCACCGACGCCGCCGCCTCCTGGCGTGACGTCCACCCGGACTGCTTCAGGTCGGCGATGAGCGCCTCGAGCGCCTCGCCGATCCCGGCGGGGTCCTGCGACAACCGCTTGGCCGGCACGGCGCCTCCGGGGATGCATGGGCATGCACTCCCCCTAGGG